GTCCTGCTCGAGCGCCCACCTCACACCACCACTCCCATACGACAGGAACGTGTCGAGCAGGCGCTCCGACGATCGCTCAGCCGCCCGACCAACGATCACCGTCACGTCATAGTTATGCGTCGTCAGGCCGCCAGCCATCGCGTCGTGATACTCAATCGACCGGAGACTCGGGAACGCCATAGGCACGTTCACGTTATCGGGCTGCCGATCGTACGTCCTCAGTCCGTTGATCCTGCCGAGCGCCGTCGCGATCGCCGTCTTGACCTGACTTACGCTACTCATCGGATGTTCCGCATCTTCCGATACGGCATCACAAGCTGCTCGACATCCGGGTCGAGGAACCGGCTCACGCGGACGGCTCCGAAATCACCGAAGCCGGCGACGCCGAGCGGCGAGTCGTACCGCTTGAAGATCCGCGTCGACTGGATGATCGTCGCAACCTCGATCGCCTTCGGAACCGCCGGCCACCCATAGACGCCCGTGATGCGGACGAGCGCCTCCTCAGCATCGCCAAACGCGTTCCCGACCGGCCACACATAGTCCTCGATCGCGCGGACCCGATCATACGCCCACGCGATCCCATCGAGATTCCCGTTCAGCGGCTCCAGCTGGTAGTCCGTCACATCCCACGTCACCCACGTTCCGTCCGCCGCCGGCTGCGACTCGACCGTGATCGCCGTACCCGCGAGATCATCGGTCTGGAGGACGAGTGGATCGCCCGTCGCGAAGTAGCGCGTCACGGTGCCGGACTGGTAGAAGTTCCGCATCGCGTAACCGTCGATCAGCCTAGAGGCCGACTCTACGGCTCCCTCGAGGAGCGTGTCGTCCACGCTGTCCGTGATCCTGAGCGCCGCCTTGACCTGATCCAGCGTGGCATACCCATTCGTGATGGCCATGCTAGTAGTGTACCCGCCGCTCGAGGCGATCCCGCACAGCGTCACAAACGCGGACCACGCCCTCCTCAAAGCCGACCTCAGGAACGACGCCGAGGATCTCCTCCTGGACACGAAGGTGCGGACGCTTCACCAGCGTCATACGGCCCGGCAGCGTCGACAAGACGACGAGGCGAGGATCAGCGGAGAAGCGACTATTGATCAGGTTCGCCAACTCGAGGATCGGCCGGATATCCGGGTGGCCGATGTTCGCGACGAGGTAGTCGCCCTCGTACTCGCCGGCCGCGATGATCGCGCGCACCGCATCCGAAACGTGAAGCCACCCGCGAGCGCTGCCCGTATGCACCGAGACGGGATTCCCCAAGGCGAGCTCGTGCGCGAAGCGGATCATCGCCGAGCGGTGATCGCCGAAGTCCTCGCGCTCGTCATACATCATGAACGGCCGCAGCGTCACCGCCTGAAGACCATTCGCCGCCTCGTACTCGACGAGGCGCTCGCCGAGCAGCTTCGACAAGCCGTACCGATTATTCGGCTCGGGATACATCGTCTCGCGCATCAGTCCAGACGTATTCCCATAGACCTCGCTCGTCGAGAAGTAGACGAACCTCGAGCCGCTGCGCTTCGCGATCTCGAGCATGTTCTGAGTGCCGACGAGGTTCGTGTCGATCGCCATGCTCGGCGCGTCCTCGCACGTCACGCGGCTCACCATCGACGCGAGATGGAAGATCACCTCCGCATGGAACTCCTCTATCCCGAGAAGGTCCGCCGGGTTCCGCACGTCCGCCGTGATGTAGTTCGCGCGCCACGCCGGCCGCGTATCAATGCTGATCACCTCATCGCCGCGCTCCTCGAGGGCGCGCACCAGCGGCGCCCCGATGTTCCCCGCCGCTCCCGTCACGATCGCTCGCACTACCTCATCCCCTTCTCGCGCGCATAGGCCGCGATCTGCTCGTCCGCCATCCGCCGAGTATCCGCGTCGAGGCGGACGCCGCTGCGCGTGTCGTGCGCGTTCCCCTCATCGAACACGATTCGCACCGTACTCGCCTGGTACGTCTGCACGCCAACCGCCGCCGCGTCAATGTAGAACGCCCAGTCTGACGAATAGATATCCTCGCGGAACCCGCCGACGCGATCGAACAGCGACCGCTTGAATGGTGCAGCACCAGGCAGCGTCAGCACGCGACCGATTGCCGCAGGATCCCAGTACCCGCGCCACTCGTCGCCGCGATACTTCCACCGGATCGCGTCGACCAGCAGCTCAGCACCAGCCTCATCAGCCGCGTCGATCTCGTCGAGCGCGCCCGGCAAGTACCGATCATCAATACAGCACACGCTGATCCAATCACTAGTGCAGGCGCGCATGACCTCATTCCATCGCTCCGTGAAGCCATCCGACTCGAGCACGATGCCTGATATACGGATATCCAGATCGTCCGGCACGGCATCGAACATTCCTGCCATGTCGGGATCCTCGTATGCGACGACGATCTCGTCAGGCTTCCGCTTCAGCTTGCGCACGGCGTCCCACCAGCCCGGCACGAACTGAGCGAAATCGGCGCCCCACGCCGCCGTCGCCACACTCACCGTCACCCGCATACCGCGTCCCAGTAGACGCTCGGCGCCTCGGCCACAAGCTTACGGAGCACGTCGGGATCATCCCAGCCTGGCACGCTCGTCACGCCGACATGAGCATTCGCAAACACCTTGCAGCCGCACAAGACAGCCTCGATCACGGCGCGGCCCTCCGACTCGAACGCGAGCGGAAGATGAATGAATGCCTCGGCGCGCCGCATCATCATGATCACGTCGCGGCGCTCGTCGCGCGTCATCACCATTAGCGGATACCCCTCGCGCGCCGCGCGGACCCGCGCATTCGCCAACCCCTTCAACGGATGATCTCGACACGCCGCCACGGCGAACGGCTCCTTCACCGCCGCCGGATACAGCTCGGACTCGTCCATCGCGCTCAGCACGAGAATCGCTTCGCGCGGACTCGACCACGCGCGCGTCCTCATCAGGTGCGCCGGCGTGTGGACGATGAGACGCCGCGCGCGCTCAATGAGGCGCGCCTTCCACCGCTCCGGCTGCGTCGCATGATGCAAGAACACCACCGGCTCGAACGTCGAGAGGGCGCGCCCTTCCTCCTCGGACAATCCCTCAAGGCTCGTGACGAGCACGCGGTCGACCGTGTGCGCCTCGTCCGGCGTGATGTACGCCCACTCCACGCCGTCCGGCGCGTGCGCCAGATACTCGGAGTCCGACAACTCGGCGCCGCCACGATACGCGCCAGGAAGCCAACCATCGCCAGCATCCTCCGCGACCGGCTGATGCGTCGAGACGACGCCGATCCTCACGGCTCCCACCTGGCGATCGTCTCCATCACCGGCCGCCAATGCTCAGCGAACACTCGATCAGCCTCGTAGGCGCGCATCCCCTCGACGGCCTCCGTGCTCGTCGCGCCACGCTCGCGCGCGTACGCCTGCTCGAGCGCGCGAACGATCTGCGACACATGCGGCGTAAAGAACCACGAGTTCTGGAACGCATCCCACAACGGCTGGCCGTCAATTACCCAACCGTCGACGACGAGCTCGGGCTGCGCAGTCCAGTTGCTCACGATCACCGGCGTCCCGCACGCCTGCGCCTCAATCACCGGCACGCCGAACCCCTCGCCGGCGCTCGTGGCAAGCAGCACGTCCGCGTCCGAGTAGAGCGCCGCGAGCGCCTGCTGCGGCATGTTCATCCGGTACAGGTACTGGTTCACGAACCGGACCTGATCATCGCGGATCCCGCACGCGCGCAACAGCGGACGAAGATCCACACCTCCGAGCGCCGACGACTCCTCCGTGTGCAAGTAGAGGATCGCGTCAGGCTTGTCGTGCGCGAACATCCCGAACGCCAGGAGGTTCTCGCCCCACGACTTCCTCGGCGGCGTCCGCCCCTTATTCGCCGAGTTCATCATCACGACGAACGCCGAGTCGTCCTCGACTTGCATGATGTCGCGCCCGCGGATCCGCTGGCCCTTCGCGTCGAGGAAATCCGGCGTCGGCTTGAAGACGCGACCATCGAACGCGTGCGGCGCGTACAAGCACTCGATACCGTCGTGCCGCATCATCTCCTCACCGAACCGGCTCATCGCGATCGGAAGGACATTCGGCTTCCGCAACCACTCCGCCACCTCGGGCGGCGCCGGCTTGTGATCGATCGGCACCCACGCAGCGATCTTCGGGATCCGATCGATGCTCGGATTCTTCAACGCCCACACATCGAACAGCGTCACGACCACGCTCGGCAACTCCGAACCACTAGCCCAATGCTGCGAATGCGCCATCAGGATATCGTCCGAGTATGCCGTCACACCAGTCGGGTACAGCTTGATCCCGTTCCACTCCGTCTCTGAGCCCTGGAGGCCAAAGTTGCACGCCACGGCGACCTCGTGCCCATCAGCCTGCAACCGCTCCACGGCCTGAGCCGTCTGCACGCCATACCCCGTCGGCGTGAACGGCGCATTCGACGCCCACAAGACGCGCAGCGGCGTCACGCCCTGCGCCACGCTCTTCCGCTTCGCCGCCACGCGGCGCGCCTGCCGATTCGACACGATGCCTCCCAGAAAGCCAAAGGGCCGCCCACCCCGCAGGATGGACGGCCCAATGGTACCGCGCTCGTCGGCTAGGCTACGCCGTGCCGCCGATGAACGTTTTGATGTGGCTGGGCTGGGGCAGCGCACCATCGCATCGCATGGATGCCCTGAACGTGATCAGATCCGCGTTGAACGCGTACTCGTCGGAGCGGTCGAGGCGGATGCCGCCGACCGTGCGGACGAAGTACGAGGGGAGGTGGCCGACGAGGACCGACTTGACAGCCGTGCCCGGGTTGGCCATGTGCGGGTTCTCGTAGACCGGGCGGCCCAGGAGGAGGTCCCGCGCGTTGCCGTCGAGGCTCGGCTGGAAGATGTACTGCCCAGCCGTGTCCTTCAGCTTGCGGACCGCGCCGATCGACGCGCCGTTCATCATCCACCCCACACCCGGGAGCAGGCGCGCCGCGCCGTCCAGGCTGTAGTAGAGGTCGATCAGGTTGTCGGCGGTGAAGGCGCCGGTGACGCCCGTGCCGCCCGTGATGCCGGAGCCGGCCGCGCCCACGATGCCCTGCGGCTGGACGGTGCCGGTGCCGTTGGTCAGCGCGTTCTGGACGTTGTAGCCCAGACCGTTGCCGACCTGCTCGGCAAGGAAGCCGAGGAGATCCACGCCGGAGTCCTCGATCATCTCGCGCGACACCTGGATCAGGAAGCCGTACTTGAAGGCCTTCAGCTCGGTGAACGCCGAGAAGGTCGGATCCTGCTCCGTGAAGGTCTCGCCCTGCGGCGTGACCGTCGACGAGGACGAGTACGCGTTCAGGCGCGGGACCTGGAGGGTCTCGCCACCGGCCGTGTTCAGCACGGTCGACACGTCCAGCATCGGGCCGACGAGGCGCGCCCGCATGATGACCTGATCGTAGAACGACGTCGGGACCGGAGCACCCGTGCTCGAGGTCAGGACGTCGCGCTTCTCGAAGTTGTACGAGCGGACTTCGCCACGCGCGAGCGCGCGGATCGCCTCGGCGTCGCCGTCGTCGCCCGCCGGAGCCTCGTCCGTGCGGACCTCGGCAGCCACCGCGTCGAGGCGCGCCGCGCGCTCCTCGTCGGCCTTCAGCTGCTCGATGATCGCCGCGCGCGAGTCGAGCTCGCCCGAGATGCGATCGTACGTCTCCTGCTCCTCAGCGGTGAGGTCGCGGTTCTCCGCAGCGGCCGCGTCGAGGAGATGCTTCGCCTCGTGCCACGCCGCCTGACGGAGATCGTGCTGGCGCTTGATGTAATCGGACACCATGATCCCCTTTCTAGGAATCGAGATTGACTGGACACGCCTGCGGCTCCGCAAGGCGAACACCCGACGCGGCTCCGCGAACAGGCACCAATAGGATAACCCGAGAAATATGGGAAACTAGAACGACAACGACCGCCCGGAGGCGGCCGTTGCGGACTGGCGGACGAGGCGGAAAGGAAAGCCTCGTCTCAGGTGGTGAGGAGAAAAGCGTTAGCGCGATACTAGACGCGCGCGAGCAGCACGTCAAGCTGCTTCTGCTTCAGCGCCAGAGACGCCGCCGCATCATCACGCGATGCGCGCAGCTTCGTCACCGCCGCATCGAGCACGCCCGCGAGTTCCTCATCCAGCGTCTCGCCAGCCTCGAGCGCCGAGAGGGCAGCGTTCAGCTTCTCAGCCTCCAGGCCGGTCGCGTCGACGAGGCCGTCGAGGCTGCGGACGCTAGCGCTCGTCGCCTCGTACGCGGGGAAGCCCGTCACGATCGACACCTCGTGGAGACGCACCTCGCGCAGCTCGCGCTGCTGACCATCATCGCTCCACGAGTCGCCGCCCTTCGGGACGGAGAATCCGAACGACATGGAGTCGACGTCGCCGCGCTTCAGCAGGACCGCCATGTCGCGCCCGTCCGTCGTGTCGGGCAGATCCGCCTCAACGCGAAGGCCGTGGGAGTCCTCGGCGAGCCTGAGCGTGCCGGCGCGCTTCGACGCGAGCACGCGGCTCGTGTCGTGATTCACGAATAGCTTGATCTCGTTCCGCGAGCGCAGCGACCGCGAGAACGCGCCAGGAGCGATCCGCTCAATGAACGGCAGCGGCTGGCTCGGCGAGTTGAACACCGCGCCATATCCGACGAACGTCGAGCCGTGGCCCTCCGTGGCGTCGCGGATCTCGAACTCGTTCACGTTGACGCGGCGCGTCTCGACTCCGTTCTCCATACGAAACAGAGTAGCACCGGGCCGCTCGCGAACCTGAAGCGCCCCGTACCAGCGCCGATTCTCATCCTCCTCCTCCTCGCGGATCTCGTCGCGCTTCCGCTCGAACCACGCGATCGCCGGCATCGGATCCAGCGGGTCGATACCCCAGAGGTAGAACGCTACGGCGCCGGCGCCCGGCCAACCATCAGCCTCAGGGTCAGAGTTCTGCGGCGCGTCAAGATCGACCATATGGCGTGCTGCCCAGGCGGCAACACGGACGACCTTATCCTCCGACACCTCGCCGCGCGCCATCAGCCGCGCCTCGCGAATCGTCCGCTCCACCAACCCATCACCACCATACCCCTCGGCGCGCAACTCGAGACCACGCGCAGCCGCGTCCCGCACATACTGAGGAAGCGTCAGGTCGACCTGGCGCTCGACCATCTCCGGCAACTCGGCAGGATCCACCGCGTCAGGAGTGAGAACCGTGATGCCGATCCGCGCATACTCGGCGCGCACGTCCTCATCATCCTCGATCGCCACTTCGATGTTGTAGATATCGAGAAGATCCTTCACCGTCTCAGACTTGAATGCCACCGAATCGGCATCCGCGTTCGGCTTCATGAACAGCTGGTCCCAGTCGACGTCGGCCGCGTCGAGCTCGGCGATCGTCTCGTCGCGCGTCTCCTCCAGACGCGCCGTCACGATGATCACCTCGCCCTCGTACTCGTCGACGAAGCGGACGACATTCTCGATCGGCCGGCCCTCGAACGTCAGCAGCGTCCCATCGATATCGACAATGATCGCCCGCGGACCGTCAAGGTTCCGCTCGCCGCCAGGCTCCATACCCTCAGCGATCGACACGGCGACCATCTGATCAATCGCGGCCTGCTTCGACTCGTGACAGCCAATCACCTCGCCGTCATCCTTGATCGTCGCCCACCCCGCGCAACCCTCCGCCGAATCCGTGATGAAATACGGCACCGACTAGTCCTGCCTGATCACGGCCACCCGAACAGGAGTGCCGCCCCCGAGCGCATAGATCGACTCGCCAGCCTCCATGAACAGCTGGACCTCCTCGCCGCCGCGCAGCCGATACGACTCGTCCTTCAGTCCGAGCCAAACGTCGTGCTGGCCGTTGAACTGCTCCACGAAGACAAGATCGAAATAGATCGTCGTCGTCTGATTCCCCTCATTCACGAATCGCATCGCGTACGTCTCCGAAGGCTTCAGCGTGTAGACCTTCTCCGACGATGCTGACGCCGAAACCTTATGCGCCGACGTGATCAACTCAGTCGCGATCACCGTGCCGCCCGACACGCTCGTCGCCGTATCGAGCACCGAAACGGCCGTGGACGACGACTGGCGGTTCAGGTTATACGAGGGGATCGGCGTGCCAGCCGACGCGACCGTGGCGCCCTCGATCAGCGTCGCCGTTACCTGAGCATTCGTCGAGACGATCTGATACGAGACGAACTGGGCGCCACCGCTCGGCGTCGCCAGAGAGAACTGAGCAGTCCCAGGCGCCGCGATCGTGAAGACGCGACTCATCTCAAACGCGTAACCCTCGCGCGAGTAACCACCATCGATCGGGTCGGGCTGGAGATTGCTGATCGTCACGCGCTGCGCGTCAGCACTCGGCGCGAGAATCTGCTCCGACGCCGTGCCCAGCGTATACACCTCCTGAGTGATCGCCACGACTACGCCTCCCCATCCACCGGATAGGCCGCCTTCGGATTCTCCGGGTCGATCTGACTGATCGGCTGAAGCTGCGTTGTCGGCAGACCCGTGTGCGGAATCGGCGGCAACTCGAGCGCCGCCAGAATCGCCGCCGGATCGAAGCCCGAGAAGACGAGGCGCTGGACGATGCCGCTCTTCTTCTCCAGCTCCGTCAGGTTCGCCGCGTCGAGGTCGACGTTCGCGAGCGGCACGCGGTACACGTCGCCGCCATTCACCGGCGGCATGTCCTCGATCCGGCGGATATCGTTGATCGACGCCCACCCATTCACGAGCGCCGACGCGTGCGCCGCGTAGCGGCTCTCCTGATCGCCACGTTGCAGCGCGTCGACATTGAACTTCAGGAACGCGACGCCAGGCAGCAGCGTCGAGTACGCGTCCTCGATCTTCACGATGTACGGGCGGAGCGTGTGCTGCACGAACTGGATGCCGTTCTGCTCCACGCTCGCGTAACTCATCGCGCCCGGCGTCGTCACGCCGATCATGCTCGGCGGGCACCGGAACGTCCGCGCGATCTCCTCCACCGCGAACTGGCGCGATTCCAGCATCTGCGCCTCATTCGGCTCGACGCTCGTCTTCGTGAACTTCGCACCACCGAACAGCACGCCAGGCCGGTGCGACCGGCGGACGCTCTTGTGCTGAAGCTCGAATGAGTCGGCGAGGTCCTTTGCCTGCTCGCGCGTCAGCGCGCCCGGATACTCGATGATCCCGCCGACCGTCGACCCCTGACCGAAAAACAGCTGCGCGAACGTATCGAGAGCCTTCGCCAGCCCGAGCGTGTCGCGGACCAGTTCGATCCTCGAGCGGCCGCGCAGCTCGCCAGGCAGACGCAGCTCCGTGATGTGGAGCATGTCCTCATTCGGAATGACGACGCGATTGTCATAGACGAACTCGGGCCTGCGCGTCACCCGATCGAGACGCACCTCGACGCTCCGAGGGTTCAGCACGGCGAGGCCGGCGATGCCCTGATCGTCGCGGAGAATCCTGATGAACGCGTTCCCGTTGATCAGCAGCGACACCAGCACCTGCTGAAAATGCTCCGTCCTCGACACGCCAACCTCGGGCGAATCGAGCCACTCCGGCCGAGGCCGGAACGGCGTCCGCGTCCCATCACGCCGGACGAACGTATCGACCGGCAGCGTCGAAATCGAATCGGCGA